GCAGGAGCCGCAGCAGCGGCATATGCTGGTAAATTACTCATCGATGGCGTTCAAGCCGCTATCGCAGACGAAAAGGCTAATGCGCTTCTAGCCAATACTTTGATAAACGTTGCCGGTGCGACAGATGAAACTATCGAAGCGACTCTGGCTTATACACGAGCAACAGAATTAGCGACAGGCGTAACAGAGGATGAACTAAGGCCGTCGCTCAACAGACTTACTATCGCTACAGGCGACGTTGAGAAAGCCATAGCATTACAGACTTTAGCCTTAGATGTATCGGCAGGATCAGGCAAGAGCCTAGAAGCCGTCACCCAGGCATTAGCAAAAGCCCAAGAAGGTAACACGGCATCACTAGGACGCTTAGGCGTAGGCTTGACAGCCGCACAGCTCAAAACGATGTCAATGGACCAAGTCACCGCATCCTTGGCTAACACCTTTGAGGGAGCGGCTGCAACATCGGCCGATACCTACGAGGGCAAGATGGCTCGCCTAGGCTTAGCCTTCGAGGATGTCCGCGATACAGTCGGCGGATTCGTACTAGAGGCAATTACTCCTATGGTCGAAAACATCGTGACTAAAGTTATGCCGGCGCTTGCTAGTTTTGCCGATAGTCTTGGCGGTGGCGATGGCTTAAAGGGCACTTTCAATTCTTTCGTAGAGGCTGCTAAGAATATATTTATTCCGCTCTTTAATGGAATTAGATCAGCCTTTAATATGATTAAAAAATCTGTAACAGATAATCAAGAAGAGTTCACCGCGCTTTTTAACTTCTTAAAGAACTATGTAGCACCTTTCTTAGGTGGTGCGTTGAAGCTCGCAGTACAGGGCATTGGTATTGCTATTAGCGCTGTCGTAGACGTGGTCGCTACTCTAGTTAGAGGATTCCAGCAGGTCGTCAAATTCGGATCGGCAGTCGGCGGAATTATAGGCGGCGCGGTAGGCGCTCTAGGCTTCGGTGGTGGTCGCGCTATGGGTGGGCCAGTATCTGCTAATACGGCTTATGTCGTCGGCGAGAAAGGCCCCGAGTTATTCGTTCCAGGTAAGTCTGGCACTATTGTTCCTAACGGTGGCGGTGGTGGCAACACAATCAACCTAACGGTAAACGGCGCGATCGATGCAGAAGGTACAGCGAGAACGATCGTAGACGTTCTCAATAAGGCACAGGCTAGAGGCACTATTGGCGCTGGTAAATTGGTCTTTGGATGACAGTTTATACACCCGATTACAAGGTATTCATAGGCGGCGCAGAACTAACAGACGTCACTATCGCAGACCTGACTATTACTTCTGGGCGCACAGATATTTATCAGCAACCAGTTGCCGGGTATTGCCAATTACAACTTCTTAACCTAGATAATTCTGGTTATAACTTTGATGTCGGATCAAGCGTTACAGTCGAGGTGACTGACTCGGTAGGGGCTTATATTCCAATCTTCGGCGGCCTTATTTCCGACTTTACTCTTACAGTCAATAACGCAGGGCAACTAGGCTATACAACAATAGCCAGCATTACAGCTCTTGGAGCCCTATCTAAACTACCTAAAATTATCGATGAAGCAATCCTTCAGCAAGACTTTGATGGGGATCAGATTTATACCCTTCTTAACGGCTACCTATTGGGCTCTTGGAATGATGTCCCGGCGTCCGAAACTTGGTCGGCGTATAACCCGACCGAAACTTGGGCAAACGCAGTAAATGTAGGACTTGGGGAGATCGATCAACCTGGAGCCTATGAACTTATTTCTAGGTCAGCAAGTGATACAGACCTTTACTCAATCTGCACAGCCATCGCTAACTCAGCCTTCGGCGTATTATACGAAGACGCTCAAGGCAGGATCGGGTATTCAGATGCCACGCACCGCCAAGACTATCTGGCCAACAACGGCTATACGACCTTAGACGCTAACCATGCTAACGGCGTAGGGCTATCAGTAACAACTCGTTCAGGCGACTTACGCAACTCTTACACAATTACATACGATAATAACGCCAATCAAAGTTATACAGCCACAGACCCAGAGAGTCAGGTTCTTTACGGCGTTTATTCTGAAGCCTTCACATCCCGTATTAAGAAAACAGTAGACGCAGAAGATTTTGCAGATAGATTTATTGAACTTAGAGCCTTTCCTTACCCGAAATTCCAGAATATAACTTTTGTCCTTGGAAACCCTGAGATCGATGATAATGATCGAGATGCCCTTATTAACATATTCCTAGGCCAGCCTGTCTGGATTCAGAATCTACCGCCGAATATCTCTGGCGGATCATTCCAGGGCTATATTGAAGGCTGGACGTTTAGGGCAAGCCTAAACAATCTCACCGTAACATTTAACGCTTCTCCTATAAACTTGAGCCAAATTGCGGTAAAATGGGAGCAAGTAGACGCGTTAGAAACCTGGAATACCCTAAACCCTAGCCTAACCTGGCTTGATGCGATCGGAGCGGTAGCGTAATGGCAACAACAACCCCTAACTTTGGTTGGACGGTTCCAACCTCAACCGACCTAGTAAAGGATGGCGCGACCGCTATCGAGTTACTCGGTGATTCTATCGATGCGTCATTGGTTGATCTTAAAGGCGGAACTAGTGGGCAGGTACTTTCTAAAGCCTCTAATACCGATATGGATTTTACATGGGTGGCAGTAGACCCTCTTCTTATTCTTGACGCTAAAGGCGATCTCATTACGGCAACTGCAGCCGATACACCGGCACGTCTGCCAGTAGGTGCAAATGGCACAGTCCTTACGGCTGATTCATCCCAAGGAACTGGCCTAGCATGGGCAACCCCAGCAGGTGGCGGTAAAGTTTTGCAAGTAGTTCAGGCGCAATATTCAACGGCTACAACAATCGCTAGTACCTCGTACACAGACACAGGCCTAACGGCAACAATTACTCCAACACTAGCGACGAGTAAAGTTTTAGTGTTTTTCACGCAACAAGTAAGAGTGTCCCGCAGTAGCGTCGATCAATATGGTGGTTACCAATTAGTTAGAACAAGTACATCGATCCTTAATTTAGGTAACGGCGGCTACGAATCACACGGCCTAGATGTCGGCGGCAACGGAGGCAACAGCCTACAACTGAGAGGAATTATCTCAGGCGCTTATCTTGACAGCCCAGCCACAACATCAGCAACTACTTACAAAACACAATTTAAAGTATACTCAACCGCCAACTCTGGCACATCGACAATCAACGAAAATTCAGCCCCGGCGACAATGATTCTTATGGAGATAGGTGCATGATGAGAGATTATTTAGCAGACGCAATCAAATCACTACGCCCATTGGCAGAGTTCTCATTCCTTGAGCAAGATTATTCTACTATTCAATGGGACGTCTTAGACGGCAAAGCCCCTACAAAGGCTGAGATAGATGCAGAGATAGCAAAAATTAAAGCCGATGAAATAACGGAAGCGGAAAATAAGGCAACGGCTAAGGCGGCTCTACTTGAGCGTCTAGGCATTACCGCCGACGAAGCAGCATTATTAATCGGATGAAACCCGTATTATGCAAGGCAGGCCAACAACTGCGAGAGCAGTTCGATGACACCTTCCCAGATCGTGATAGGCGTTCCGATGGCTGGATCGGCGATCTCCGTCATTCAGCGCGTCCTAGTGACCATAACCCTGATAAAGCGACTGGGGTGGTTAGAGCCATCGATGTCGATAGAGATGTACATAAGTCAGGCAAGCCCGATCTCATGCCCGATATTGCAGATCAGCTTAGACTCGCAGCCAAGCGCGGTGAGAAGCGTATCTCCTACATTATCTTCGCCGGTCAAATTGCATCGCCTCGCATGGGCTGGCGCTGGCGCAAGTATTCTGGAATCAATCCGCATAATTCACATCTGCATTGTTCTTTCACTAAGCAAGGCGACAAGGACGGCTCTTTCTTTAATATCCCGTTACTAGGAGGCGAATAAATGGAACAAGCAAAATCACTAGCGGCATCATGGGGTCGCTCATTCTTAGCGGCTGCTCTAGCGCTATACATGGCAGGGGTTACAGATCCTAAGACTTTAGCGATGGCAGGAATAGCAGCAGTAGCGCCCGTGATCTTGCGCTGGCTTAACCCTAGCGATGCATCCTTCGGCGTGACGAAAGAATGACACAAGAAAACTTCTTTACCCTTTACTTTGCTAGCCTTGCCGTAATTGGGGGCCTTGCCGGATATGTAATCACACACTTACTGTCCGAAATTAAGCGACTTAACTCGCGTGTCGATGAGATTTATAACATCCTCTTAGAGCGATAATTTCGGACATGGCAAGAAAGAAAGTCATCGACCTAGATACTTATAACGCTCTCGACGCATACGCTATATCTATGCATGAGTTCTATAAGTCCTTGCGTCGTGCTGGGTTCGCGGTTGATCTATGCTTAGCAATAATTACTGATCGCGACGCTTACCCTGATTGGATTCTGCCATCGATCCCCGACCGAGTGGATCGCCTACCTTATGAGGATGACGACGAGGATTAAATGAAGCGCATAGTGATCGTGTCAGACTTGCAAGTCCCGTTTCATGATCGAGTAGCCGTCAAAAATGTAGCACAATTCATTGCCAAGTTTAAGCCGCATGAGGTAGTCACCATCGGCGACGAGATAGATTTTAATACGATCAGCAAATGGTCAGAGGGGACACCAGAGGCTTATGAGCAGACTCTTGGAGATGATCGCGAAGAAGCTATTCAGGTACTTTACGATCTACAAGTAACGCAGATGATTCGGTCTAATCACACAGACCGTTTATACACACAGATTATGCGTAAGATTCCGTCATTCTTATCCTTGCCAGAACTTCGATTCGAAAAGTTTATGCGCCTCGATGAGCTGGGGATTACCTTTCATAAGAAGCCATATAACATCGCTCCAGGCTGGATCGCAGTCCATGGGGATCACACGCCTATTAAGTCTCAAGGCGGCCTATCAGCCCTAGAAGCGGCTCGTAGACATGGTAAGAGCGTAATCTCAGGACATACTCACAGGGCAGGTAGATCGTCCTTCTCAGAGGCCTCTGGAGGCCGTATAGGGCGTGTCCTGCATGGTGTAGAAGTCGGGAACTTGATGGACTTTAGCAAGGCCAGTTACACAAAGGGCTCGGCTAACTGGCAACAGGCATTCGCCATCATGTACGTCGATGGCAAGAACGTCCAAGTCGATCTGATTTATCTGGAGAAGGACGGCACGTTCGTAGTGTCTGGAAAACGTTATGGACGACCTAGATAACGAGCTTCATCGGGACATAGATGACCATATGGACGAGTCAGAATTGTTACCATTTCGTTATCTTAAATCCTAGATTTTCCCCCTTAGGGCGTGAGACAGTTATCCCATGAACGAAGGGCGTTCATAAAGGGAGAAAAATGACAGTATTTAAGGTTAAAGAATGCGAGTTATATCGCAAGTCAGAAAAGAAAATCTTTACTCATGCAGTTGTCTTTCGCAATATATCCGGTGGCAGCGTAAGCCCAGAGCCTAACGCTACTTTTCACATCTCACTCGAATTAGCTGAAAAAGAAATGCAACGCATGGCCAAGATCGATTGGCTAGTACCTCTATCTATTGCAGAAGTTGAGGTGGCGTAATGTTCGATCCATCATTAGGCGACGCGGTTGCCATGATTGTCTTATCCGCACTATATTTTCATCTAGGCCGTACTATCGGCATTCGCGTAGGTTATCTAAAAGGCCGCAAGGCAGTCAGAGATTACTACGAGACCAAAGAAAGGGTGCGAGTGTGAAAGCAAATGAAGTCCTATTATCAGCTACAGACATTATTGGAGACCGAGGACGAATATATGGTCATCCTCGTATCAATCAGACTCGAATCGCACTACGACTCCAGCAAATGCTTGAAGTACCAATCTCAGACCATCAAGCATGTCTGGCAATGGTCGAAGTTAAACTTGCCAGACTACAAGAAACAGCAGATCACATTGACTCCTATATCGACGCGTGTGCTTACCTTGCTCTAGCTTGCGAACTAATTACAGAAAAGGATGAACAGTATGTTTAACCTAGAAGATTATGAAACAGTAGAAGAAAGACTTATTAAGTTTTGGAAGGATCATCCAGATGGCCGTATTGATACTAAGATTATTGAAGCGTCTGCTACACGTTTTATCGTTCAGGCTTATATTTATCGAACTGAAGTCGATCAATTTGCTTGGTCGTCTGGGCTCGCAGAAGAAACGATATCGGGGCGTGGAGTTAATGCTACTTCTGCTCTTGAAAATGCAGAAACGTCTGCGATTGGCCGTGCGCTCGCTTCGGCTGGCTACGCAACAAAAGGTAAAAGACCTAGCCGAGAAGAAATGACTAAGGTTGCAAAAGCGTCAGAAGTAAAGGCTACGATCGATGAAGTAAAGGCTAAGATGGCAGATACATCTGGCACTTACATTCCAGTTGTAAAGGAGGAAGATCCATGGACTATCAGCACAGCGACTATGCCGCCCACAATGGGGGAAGCCGTTGCGACGGTGAAAGAAATCATTGGAGGCCAGACCGAGAAGGACATCCCCAAGTGCCAACATGGCCACATGATCTGGAAGACGGGGACAACAAAAGCCGGTAAACCATGGGGTCATTTCAAGTGTCCTTATGCTGTAACTGGTGAACTTACTCGATGCTCATCACCTAATGATGTTATCTGGTACGAGATCAACAAAGAGGGCGCATGGCAGCGCCAGAAGGCGAGAGTGTAATGGGACGTTTACAGTTCTTAAATCAAGATGGTGAGTGGGAGTCATTCCCTACAGAGGATGAGATTCATCGAAGTAAAGAAGTGATTGCAATCCTTGAAGAGTTTACATTCACTACTAGATGCTGTCTCTGCAATGATGCAATTCCTTACAAAGACATCAAAGTAAACCTTGCTAATAAGAGCTGGTCATGCTCTAAATGCCACGCGGTCAATGGCCTC